TCATTGATTTCAAAATCTGGCAACCCCTTGACAAAAATAATTAGAGGATGTATTTATAGGGCAAGACCCGCAAAAAAAGGAGACGACATATGACAACTAATAATCCTAAACCATTCGTAAGACACACACCTTGTGAACAGTGTGGATCATCCGATGCTAATGCTTTGTATGCGGACGGATCACGATACTGCTTCTCGTGCCGCACCTACACTGAACCTCCCAAGGACAAGAACCAACTTGAGGAACTGCTAGGAGATGACACAAAAATTCAAGGCTCGGCGCCGAAGGTTATACCACTAGGTATTAGTCAACCGATTACCGAAAGAAAGATAAGCCGAAAGACTTGTGAGTTCTTCGGAGTGACTACAACTAACAGTGATAAACCTAATCTATATAAGCACCACTACCCATACTATAATGATGAGGGTAATCATATCGCTACGAAGGTAAGAAGAGTAACCGATAAATCATTTAGTGTAGAGGGTAAGACCGGTAAAGCTTTGTTGTTTGGACAACACCTATTTAGTTCTAACAATTTAAAAACAATAACAATATGTGAGGGAGAGATCGATGCCTTATCTGTGTTCGAAATGTTTGCACCAAATTCTTATCCAGTTGTTAGTGTTAGAACTGGTGCAGCTGGAGCCATTACGGATTGTAAGAAACAATACGAATTTCTAAATAGTTTTGAGAAGATATACTTATGTTTTGATAACGACGAGCCTGGTCGTGAGGCAAGCAGAAGAGTCGCTGAACTTTTTCCACCTAAGAAAGTACACATAGTTAAACTTAATCTTAAAGATGCAAATGATTATCTTATGCAAGATAAACAAAAAGAATTTAAGGATAGATACTATGCTGCGCAAACTTATACACCAGAGGGTATCATACTTGGTGAGAATACTTGGGATCTTATTGCTAATGAAAAGGTAATCGAATCAATACCTTATCCGTGGGATGGTATGAATACTATGACCTATGGTATGAGACTCGGAGAGTTATGTACCTATACTGCGGGGTCTGGGATAGGTAAGTCTAGTGTAATGAGGGAACTAGCCTATCATATAATCAAGAACAGTAATCATTCAGTTGGTTGTTTATTTCTAGAGGAATCTATTGAACGAACAACCAAAGGTATTATGTCGGTACATGCAAACAAACCATTACACCTACCATTCTGTGAGTCTACTATGGAAGAGAAGAGACAAGCTTGGGAGGCTACACTAGGTACAAACAAGATAAGAATGTGGGATCACTTTGGATCAACCGATATAGATAACATCATATCTAAGGTACAGTATCTGGCTAGTGGTTTGGATTGTAAGTTTATTATACTCGATCACTTGACTATGATTGTATCGGCTATGACTACAGAGAATGAGAGAAGAGCAATCGATAGCATAATGACAAGGCTACGAACACTAGTCCAGGAACAGAACATACACTTAATGTTGGTGTCCCATTTAAGTAGACGAGCCAGTTCCGATAGTGGACACGAAGAGGGTGCGATAGTAAGTCTATCACAACTCAGAGGATCACACGGCATTGCGCAACTCTCTGACTTTTGTTTCTCATTAGAAAGAAATGGACAAGCAGAAGAAGAGAGCAAGAGAAACAGAACAACTGTTCGTGTTCTGAAGAATAGATTTAGTGGAGAGACTGGCCCTTGCTGTTGGTTACAATGGCATAAGGATAGTGGTCGCTTAACTGAAGTACCTAACCCAAAACAAAAAGACAACGATGATTTCCAGGAGGTAAACAATGGATTCCAAGTTTAATACAGTAGTCCTAGACATAGAGACAGACAGTCTTGATGCAACCAAGATACATTGTATATGTGTACAAGATTATGAAACGGGTATGATGAAAAACTTCCGTCAAGAAGAAGGGTGTAGAGAATTTATTGGATGGCATAATATGTATTATGCTAAGAACGGTAAATTTCGTAAATATATTATGCACAATGGTGTAAGCTTTGATGCGCCAGTGTTGGAGAGACTATTACATATTCGTATACCCATTGAATATATTGTTGATACCCTCTTGCTTTCACAGATGATCAATGCACATAGAGAGGGTGGCCATAGTTTAAAAGCTTGGGGTAAAAGATTAGACAGTGGAAATAAAATAGACTTCAAAGACTTCTCTGAATTTTCGGAGGAGATGGTGACCTATTGCCAACAAGATGTACACATTACTAGATTACTTATGCAACACCTCGCACCAAAAATATCTAGGTTCGGTAAAGAAAGTGTGAGAATGGAGCATAGAGTTAGAAGGATCATTGATCAACAAGAAGATAATGGATTTCATCTTAATATAAATAAGGCACATGATTTGTTGGAAGAATTAAAAACAAAAGCAGAAGACTTAAAGAAAGAATTACAAACAATCTTTCCTACAATACATACACCACGGTTTCATAAGACCACAGGTAGAGCATTGAAAGATCATGTCGATGAGTTTAATCCTAGTTCCAGAAAACAAATAGCCGAGAGGTTGCAAAAGAAATATCAATGGGTGCCTACTAAAACCACACCCACTGGACTACCAGTTATTGATGAGCAAGTTTTAAAAGGATTAGATTATCCAGAGGCAAAGACAATTGCTAAGTACCTATTGTTTGAGAAAAGAGTATCCCAAATAAAATCGTGGTTAAAGAATGTTAAAGATGATAGCAAGGTACACGGAAGAGTAATAACATTAGGATGTGTGACTTCTCGTATGAGTCATTACGGTCCTAATATGGCACAGGTTCCAGCAAGTTATTCCCCATATGGTAAGGAGTGTCGCTCACTCTGGACGGTATCAGATCCAGATAAGTATTGTCTTGTTGGATCCGATGCAAGTGGGTTGGAGCTTAGATGTTTTGCCCACTACTTACGGAACCCTAAGTTTACAGAACAAGTTGTGGACGGAGACATCCATACCTATAACCAAAAGATTATCGGACTTAAAGATAGACCAACGGCAAAGACATGGGTCTATGCATTTATCTATGGAGCTGGTGATACAAAGCTAGGTCAGATAGTTGGAGGAGATACAGTTGCTGGATTAGAAAGTCGTAAACGATTTATAAATAAAGTTAATGGAATGAAGACACTAAACCAGACACTAATAAGATTCTTACGAGAACGTAAACGTAAGTACGGCGAGTACCAACTTGTCGCACTTGATAAAAGAATTCTACTTGCACGGTCTATCCACTCTAGTTTGAATACACTTATTCAAGGAGCGGGTGCAATTATATGTAAGCAATGGCTTATAAATATAATTGATGAAGCCGTCAAGCAGAACTTGGATGCCAAGCCAGTGGCTAACGTCCATGATGAAGTTCAGTTTGAGGTTCGTAAATCTCATGCTGAAGAATTTGGTAACATAACAAAGGAGGCAATGAAACATGTAGAAAAACAATTTGACTTACGATGTCCACTAGATAGTGAGTACTCAATCGGAACTACTTGGGAAGAGACTCACTAACTCTGTTGACACATAGGGTAGTATGCTATACTGTCCTAATGTTTCTTGAAATAAATTAGGAGACATAAACTTTAATAACTTTTAATAACTTTTATAATAAGGAGAAACTTATGCCAGTAATATCAGGCACAGCCTATTGGGCGAAAGTCCACCAACCACATTACGATCAATACAACGAACAAGGTATCTTTTCTATTGATGTAACTGTGGATGCAAAGACTAAGAAACAATTACAAGACTTAGGTCTTGGTCCTCGTATTAAAAACAAGCAAGATGAGAGGGATGATTTCGTTACTATCAAGAGGAAGTATACTCGTAAAGATGGTACGAAGAATGCCTCACCTCGTGTTGTTGATGCGAAAAAGAAACCTATTAGTTCAGACATTCTGATTGGTAATGGATCATTGGTTAATGTATTGTTTGATACATATGACTATGATGTCGGTGGTAATAAAGGTGTTGGATCATCTTTGAAAGCCGTTCAAGTTACTAAGCTAATAGAGTATAGTCCTTCCGAGAACCTTGAAGAACTTAGTGAGGAGTCTGGATACCAGGCACCAGGCGCTAACGGTAAAGCGAAAGACGACGGACTAAACGATGAGGTTCCATTTTAGTAGCCTATGAAGAAGGATATCAACACATTAGTTAAAGACATTTATAATTTGTTTGAAGAAGGAAACAAAAAAGTTCCAACTGAAAATGATTTAGAAGAGTTTGCAACTACAATGAAAGATGTTCTTCGTCAGTTTCTAACAGAGAAACAATCTGGTAGCCGAGGTATTCGTATGTCGAGCCTCGGCAAACCAGATCGTCAATTATGGTATGAGTTATATAAACCAGAACTAAGAGAACATATGCCAGCTCATGCACGAATTAAGTTTTTATATGGGCATATGTTAGAGGCACTATTATTATTACTATCTAAAACGGCAGGTCATTCTGTCACTGATGAACAGAGAACTTTAAAACTTGACGGAGTAACTGGTCACCAAGATGCCGTGATAGATGGAGTCGTGGTTGACGTTAAGTCGGCATCGCAATTTGGTTTTAGAAAATTTAGAGACAATGATATTACACCAGAGACAGATGCCTTTGGGTATCTCCATCAGATTGCTGCATACTCAGAGGCGAATAATAATGACAAGGTAGCCTTTCTTG